TTATTGCGGCACTACCACCTGTAAATACGCCATTGATATCGCTAACAATATCGTCAACACCTGTGCCTGTAAATGTTACAGTACTGCCATTAATACTAAATTCATGACCGATTGTAACAGCACTTGGAGTTACTGAGATTGTTGGAAAACTTGATGCCCATGATGCATTTCTTGTTGCAAGGGCGTGTGCGGATGATGTAATTGCACCGGAACCAACTGCTACCCATGTGTTACTAGTAGTTTTGTAATAAATTGCGTTGTTTGTTGTTGCTGTAACAACTGTGTAATCACCAATTGATCCAAATGAAGCATTTGGAAGATATGATGGGTTACCTGAGTGCTCTGTAGCACAAATTGTAGGTACTGTATATGTAAATGTTTGTGTTGTGGCGTTCCAAACGTGTAGACCCCAAACAGTGTTTGTTAGGTCTAACCAATGTGTGCCATTGACTGGTGTGCCTGTAGGTGCTGTTGCTGAGCCTGTTAATTTACTTAAATCTACATCTGCTCGTAAAACATACGCCTGATTGGCAATACCTAGATATGAATATGCGGCCTGTAAACCGTATTCGTTTAATTCATAGCCATGCAACATTGTTCCGGAAGTACTACTATAAAAGTTAGGAGTACCAAATGTTGTTGCTAATTCTAGTTGTGAAGTAAGTAACTGAACCTTACCAGCGTTTGCCGCTGTTGTTCCTGACGCTGTACCTGAACCAGAAGCTTGAAGCTTATCTTGTGCAGTTGCTACTAAAATTAGCGGAACTGTACCTGGATCTGAAGTTACATACGCGGATTCATTGGTTACTGTTACCTCTACACCTGGAGATACTAAAGCCATAATCTTTTTCCTCGTATAAAATTTTAATTAAAATTCTACATCTTTCTTTAAGATGTATTGATACTAGTATTTATTTAGATCTTGTAAAATTAGTGCCATACAGTAACACCCAAAGGGCATCGAAAAGGGTTTGTAAAAATAAATACTGATATGAAACATAGCGAAAGACCGCTGTGTCGTTGTGGTATGCGACCAGTTGCAATAAATTATTATAAAGAAGGTAGACCACATTATAGATCACAGTGTGATAAATGTAATCGCAAAGCAAAGAAGCTTCGAACCACTCCCAAAACAAACTGGAAGCAAAGTGGCTACACTAAGAAAAAGTCATGCGAGAAATGTGGCTTTGTAGCGGACCACAGTATTCAACTTGATGTTTACCACTTGGATAGTAATAGAAAGAATAATAATTGGAAGAATTTAAAAACAGTCTGCGCCAATTGTCACAGACTACTATATGCTACTGGAAAAGGATGGAAACAGGGCGACTTAATTCCCGATTTTTAACAGCAATGATATAACTGATTTTTCCAGCGTACTGATATCACTATAGTTTTCAATAGTATAGTCTATGTCACAACCTACCCATGAATATTCTGAAGCATGAACATTTGGATAAACCGTTGGCATCATTAGTTCGTGCATCGGATCTTCGCGTTCCGCATTGTCCGCAACTGCTGTATTCCACCATTCTGGTTGTTGTCCGCGTTTTACACGCACTATTTTGCCGTTTAACTCTCTAATTAATTTAATCTCGTTAGGAAAGCGTGTATCTGTAATAATAACGTTGTGTTTAGCAGTGGTTAGTTTCTTTTCTAAACTTAACAGCCATATATCGTCATGAAACTGCCTTCGCCATAAATCTGTGCCACATCTTTGCAAAGCAATGCGTGGAGTAAAGTCGGGCATGTCTAGTTTATTTGCCCACCATTCATCTACTGTTTCACGCCATTCTCTGCTTTCGTCGGTATCGCCTTCTAGCAGTGCGCGATTCCATTGAAATACAGATGCAAGTGAGTCTTTTAGTGAACTAGCAAAACTTTCCCTAGTCCAATTTTGACTACTATTTTGAATAAGATAATTTGCTACTGTGTCCTTGCCACAGCCTTTGAACCCAACTAAACCAATGATCATATTTTTAACTTTTAGTTATGAAAATGTATGTAAACTATAGCCGCATAAATAACGGCCAATACCGTGACAAATATCACAGTGTCCATCTGTGTCTCTCCTGTGTAATATTAACCAATGACAAATGATAGCGGTGTGCCACCATCTTCAAAGTTTTGTAACTGTGTTGCTAGGTCAGCCATTTCTTGCTGTCCTTCTGCTTTTAACTCACTGCCGTTCATTGTTGTGCCGCCTTGTGGGCCAGCAAGTGTAGCAAACTTGGAACGTGCTTCACCAAGTATTTGTTTGCACATAGCAAGTGTATAATCTTCTACCCATTTTTTTGTCATATGGTGTTGAATTAAATTCTCAACTGGTTTTTGGTTGTATAACCATAGTAATACACTTTCGCTTTCACCATCAATCTTACGAATAATTGTAAGTTTTTTAGTAACTGAATCCCAAGTATAATTTATAAAACCACCAAACATTCTTGCCGCCATTTCTTGATAGCCAGAAAATAACTCATACGTTGCTAGTCCGCCCACTCTACCTGCTTGTAGCATATACATATTCATATACCCTGCTTCAAACGGTTCAAAGTTTGACGCTCCTTCGCCACTCGTGCTACCAATTGTTCTTCTGAATATTTGTCTAACTTCTAAAATATTAGCGTCTAAATAATAATCTTGCTTATTTTTTTCTAACGTTAAAAAGCCATATGACTCTTCAACACTGTTAGCACTCATTTGTCTATATCTATTCACAGCATTATCTAATGCTACTTCTAAATGCTCGTTATCTAATTCAACATCGACGATTCTTTCACCTAAACGTAATTTAACATTTGTGAATAACGCATTTTTTAACTTGGTTAATTCTTTTGTTGCCATACATGTATTTATTAGATCGCTTTAAGTAATATAGTATCAGAGTTTAGCCTCCCAGTAAGTTTAGTGTCAGTAGTGGTTAATTCATCTAAAAATTTGCGTAAAGCAACCTTGCCAGCACTCTTAAACGCTTTGAGTGAGTCCTCTGGCTTACGCAATGTCTTTTGTATGCTCAACTTCTCATCAAAGCCTGTAATGGTAGTGCCTTTGATGCTTAGTCCTGTGCCGTCTCTACTCATTCCCTTAGGATCAATGTTAGAGGCGACATACTTGCCAATTTTGCGATTCTTTGTATTGTAAATCCATAGTTCATTAGCACCAAGTATGTCTTTTGGATCTATGGAAACTAGTTTTAGTTTATCGTCTTGCACTTTATACTTGATCTTGCCAATCAACTTCTCTTTGCTTGGTGCTTTCTTCTTACGCACCTTACGAGTTGCTTTTTGTATATTAGCATGATGCTCGGCGTCTGCAACAACAGCAGAGTAAAAAGCAAGTAACTTCTTTAACTCTGATTTTTTATAAGGATAGCCTTCCAGTAATTGTGCTTCGTCCTCATCGTCTTTATCAACACCGTTAATAACTTTTGTTAAGTCCTCCACATCGCTGTCATACATTCTCGAAATAAGGCCAGCCGCTTTTCCGGATATGCTATGTGCGTTTAGCAATTTAGCAAGACTAAAATCAGTCTTAAAGCCGTTAGCAATCATATCGTCAATCGCACCCTCAATATATTCTCCAGCAAAGTTATTTGCTTTCTCTACCATGCGATCTTGAATAGAGATAATTTGGGCCGCCTTTGGTTTTTCCTTTGGTTTTTCCTCTTTACCCCACTCTGTAGGCACCGATTCTACAATATCTTTAATTCGCTTTTTAAGACTGTGAACCAAATTATCCATTGGAGGTGCGCCTTTAAGTAGCATACGCGAAACTGAGCCTGCCGTAATACCAATTTGCCAATCACTGGCATTCTTAATAGCACTAATCGCATCTGTGTCTACAATCTTTTGCTTCTTCATCCACTCAATAAGGGGTTGCTTACTGTCCTTAGAGGTGTAATGGTAATTGTAGAAGTTTAATGCTTGTGTGATTTTAAGGTTTATTTGTGTTTTTTCATCACCATCCAAGTCCATTAACTCTTCGTCAGTATAGCGATCAATATACTCTTCCCATGATGGTTCGCCAAATGCGCCATCATTCTTTTTCGATACTCGTTTAGCTTTCTTTTTGGCAGCCAATGTATTACTCCATATTATGAATTTATACCACTAAATAGTATTATATAGACAAATCCGAAAAAAGTCAATAAAATACACTACATAAGTGTTTGATTAATAAGAGTTTTTAAAGAATGCCAAGATTATCACTGTGGAAGCCAACTAAAGGTAACGATTTTAAGTTCATGGACAACAGAGTTCGTGAAATGTTTGTTATAGGTGGAACTGGAATTAATATTCACAAGTATTTAGGTCCTATAAATCAAGGCGACACAAAAAAGGCTGATCAGCCATTATATGAAAACCAATCCGTATCTAACATACAAGATCTGTTATTCATGGAAAACAGAGATCGCAAGTACGAAAAAGATGTTAGTTTTATGAAGGGTATTTACAACGTACAAGATATTGATTTTGATTTGTCTCAGTTTGGTTTGTTCCTACAAAACGATACTATATTCATTACTTTCCATTTAAATGATATGGTTGATATTTTGGGCAGAAAGTTAATTAGTGGTGATGTTATTGAGTTGCCACACTTAAAGGATGACTATGCTTTAGAGGACGGCGAAACAGATAAAGTTTATGAAAGTTTAAAAAGATATTACGTAATCCAAGACGGCAGTAGAGCGTCTGAAGGCTTCAGTCAAACATGGTATCCACACTTATGGCGTGTAAAATGTACGCCACTTGTTGATGCACAAGAATATAGAGATATTATTGGTGACATTACAGCAGGGGTAGACGGAACAGATGATACATTAAAAAGTTTGCTTAGTGATTACAGTAAGAATTTAGAAATTAACGATGCTATTGTTCAACAAGCAGAAGCAATGGCACCTTACGTACAAGATGTAGTTGACGGAAGAAGTGGTTATGATACCACACGCTTTTGGATTGCTCCTTCAGAAGAAGACGGATCCATTTTACTAGTAACTGCAGACGAGGGTGAAGTAACAACTGACGCTGAGAAAGAAAGTGCTGATGTATTTTATGGAATGCCTGTTGAAAAAATTGACCACTACTTGTCTGGCGATGGCATACCTCCAAACGGTGCGCCGGTATTAACACTAACAAGTTTCCCTGCTACTCCTGTAAAGGGAGAATACGTATTGCGTGTGGATTACATGCCTAATAGACTGTATATTTTTAACGGCAAGAAATGGGTTTATGTTGAAGATAATGTGCGTATGCAGATTACTAACTATACAGACCGCTACACTTATAAAACTAAAAACTTCAATGACAAAACTTCTATTACATTGGCTGATGGAACAAAACTTGATTCAAGACAAAGTTTATCTAATGTATTACGTGCAAGAGAGGATGAAGAATAATGGATTTCTATTACGACGGCCAGATAAGACGATATATGGCTCAATTTATTCGTCTCTTATCTCACTTTTATGTTGAAACTGGAAAAGATTCAGATGGTAACTCTGCGTTAATAAGAGTTCCAGTAACTTACGGTGATATTTCCCGTCAGGTAGCAAGTATCGTTCGTAAAAACAGTGAGAACGCTCTTAATACAGTTCCACGAGTATCATGTTATATTACAGGCGTACAATACGATCGTGACCGAATTATGTCTCCATCTCATGTAGATAAAGTTCATATTAAAGAACGCTTTTACGATAAAGACACAGGAACGTATACAGCCGGTCCAGGAGATAGTTATACTATTGAGCGAAGTATGCCAAGTCCGTATAAACTAACAGTAAATGCCGATATATGGACCAGTAATATGGAACAAAAGTTACAACTTACTGAGCAATTATTTTACATGTTTAATCCAAGTTTAGAAATTCAAACAACAGACAACTATGTTGATTGGACTTCTATTTCATACGTAGAATTAACTGACATCTCATTTAGTAATAGAACAGTTCCAGTAGGAACTGAAGATCAAATTGATATTGCTACACTAACTTTTGAGATTCCTGTTTGGGTTAATCCACCTGCTATTATTAAACGACTTGGTGTTATTTCCAAAGTTGTTATGGGTATATTCGATGGCAGTGGTAACTTAGCAGATAGTGTCCTTGATGAAACAAAACTAATGGGTAGTAGACAATACTTTACGCCGCTAAATTATGGTGTATTGTTACTAAACGGCGAACTAAAAGCATTAAGTGTTGGTGAACCTATTAGTGGTGATACAAAAGAGGATGTTACGTTTGATCATGTTCCTGTAAAATATGGCGTGGATATTCCATGGAAAAAAGTTATTGCACAATTTGGCGATCTTAAAGAAGGCATTAGCCAAGTAAAACTATTAACTAACTTCCAAAACACAACAGGCGGTGTTGATGACTTCTCAGAGATTGTTGGTACAGTAGAATACGATCCGGATGATGATTATGTATTAAACTTTACTGTAGATGCGGATACTATACCAGCAAACACGCAAACGGCTATTAACGCAATTATTAACCCTCTTAAAAATGTACCAGGTGCTGGATTACCAGCTGCAACTACTGGCCAGCGTTATCTAATATTAGAAGATATCGGTGATGCGGATAACACAGACGGCGCTGATGGTTGGAAAGGACCTGCAGGTGTTGGTTTAGTAGCAAATAAGTTTGATATTATTCAATATGACGGAACTGATTGGTCAGTTGACTTTGATGCTAGTGCTAATAATGGAATTCATTATGTGTCTAATACAAAAACAGGAATTCAATACAAGTGGACTGGCGCTATAAACGAAGACATGCCAACGAATACTGGCGAGTGGATTAAATCCTACGAAGGAGAATACACTGCTGGGTTATGGTCCATTTTATTATTGCCATAACTTCTACCCAATAAGTATTAGTATGAAAAAAGTTATTGGTGCCGGCGGTATTTTTTATTGCCGTAGTACAAAGCGTTTCCTGTTCTTACTAAGAGATGATACCAAGTATAAAAACAAATGGGGATTTCCTGGCGGTAAAATAGAATCAAACGAAACTATTATTGGCGGTTTGGAAAGAGAAATAAACGAAGAATTAGGAATACAAATAGACATAGAAAAAACTATTCCTATAGAATTATTTACTTCTGACGACGGTAATTTTTGTTATCATACTTTTATATTGATTATCAAAAAAGAATTTATGCCAAATCTTAATAACGAACATTGTGGGTATGCTTGGGTATCAATGGAAGGATGGCCTGCTCCATTACATCCTGGTGTTTTTTCAACACTAAAATTGGATTCTATAAAAGATAAAATTAAAGTAATAGTAGATACAATTTAAATATCTGCTTCAATAAAAAACTTCTTTAAACTAATTTGTCTTAAATTTCTGTGCCATTTCCACTCGTCTGGCATTTCACCTTCCATACCTTCTGTAGTTACTCTAATAAATTCTACATCTTTATATGTATTAAACACTTTTGTCATGTTACTACGCCAAACTTCATCTCCGGAATTTTCAGTAACCGGAGCGTAATGTTTTGATCCGGCGTATACGTTATTATTTCTAGATTTTGAGTTTGGTTGATTATCAAATCCTAATAGGTAAATTGTTTTATGCCCGTGAAAACAAGCGAGATATGTTGCTGTCGCACCACAGTTCATTCTTGGATCATGCGGAATAAGAGATACATATTCTGGATACTTTAATAAAGAGGTTGCTCTTCCAAAAACTACATTATTTTCTGCGTAACCTTCCTCAACAATATCGTCGATCATTTTATCATTCGTACATACTAAAAAATCAGGGTTCCAATCTCTGTATACAGCATTACATCCATAACATTGTGCTTTGTGTTTTCCTAAATGTCCGCCTCCGGAATTTGTAAGAAAAGTTAATTTAAACGTACTCATTGACTTGCGGGAAACACCATTGCCGACAACAAACGCATGTTTTTTATGATCACTGTTCGATATCATATTTGGAATCCAATATCTATCTTGGTGTCGTCTACCATTTTTTACAACAATACCAGACACAACATATTCACCATCATAATCTTCTAAATAACGTGCGATTTCTATCTTTGCCAAAGCATAAGCCTCCTGTGTATACTGTATTTATTTTAATAAGAAAAGTAAGGGGGACTTTCGTCCCCCTCACTGTACAACTTAATAATGTAAGTTAAACTTATTAATATAACAACTTATAGTCTACCTACAACTACCTCGATAATACCTGAAACACCGTTAAAGTCTTCAAGTGCTTTACCAATTACTGATCCTAAACGTGGATTTGCTTCTGCTTTTGCGTAACCTTCGCCTGCGGAAACTAGCATGTCACCTTTACGGATTGTGCCTGTTACCTTAACAGGTACACGACCTGTTAGTGCTACTGCTACGTTTGTACCCTCTAGACCGTCGTTCATTAAGAAACCTGGGTTTGTGGATACTACACCTGCAATACGTGAATCCATGGACTCAGTAGACATTGTTACTTCTGCGTCACCGCCGAAGGAAACAACAGTACCTGGCTCATAGATTGTGTCACTTGTGTAACGTTCTGCCAAGTCAGCATATTGTGCTGATGTTGCTGTACCTTGGAAAGTGCCTGATGAAAGAACCAAACCAGTTCCATCCATATAAGCAATTTGGCTTCCTGCTACGTCAAAGCGGATTACGTCCTCGTCTGTGGACTCTTCTACTTGGATCTTAGTGTCACCGTCAGCATCTTCTAAACGTGTAATAGTTTCTGTTGTAGTAAATTCACGAATTTCAATTGCATCGCCACTGGCTGGTGCCTCTGTAAATGTAATTGTTGTTCCTGAAATAGCGTAAGCGGATGTTGGTAATTGTACAACACCGTTTACAGTTACTAAACAACTATTAGTTGTTAGATCAGCGTTTAAGCCTGTGAATGCAGTTGTGCTACCATCACCTGTGTATGTTTCACTTTGTACAATTGTGAACTCTGTTGTTGTTTGTTTCCACTCTGTACCATTGTAGAATTCAAATACGTTGTCATCTGAGTGATAACGCATCATACCTGCTACTGGTGAACCTGGACGCTGTACTGTTGTACCTTTTGGTAACAAGAATGATTCTGTTGAGCCACTCATGTCAAGTACTGTACCTGCGTTAGGTGTTGCGGTTAATAAACCAATGGAGTCTACGCTTGCATCAACATAAAACATATTAGCATTGTTAACAGACTCAATACGGAAGTCGTTGTCACCTGCACTCTCGTTAAAGACTGCGGCGTCATCAACACCGAATGTTGTGCCATCATATGTGATGTTTGCTTCTGCTTGTACTGCTGATGTACCATTACCTGTTAGTAGGCTGTTGGATGTTAGAGATGAAGCACCTGTACCACCGTACTGTACGCCAATAACGTCAGCATTCCATGTACCTGCTGTAATTGTACCTACAGTTGCTAGTGAACTTGCTGATGTAACGTTGTTTAATGTATCAAGTGCTGTTTCGAAGTATGTCTCGAAATCTGTTAATGCTACTTGAACCATTGTACCATTGTCGTTAACAACTACACGATCTGCGTCTGCTAATGTTGTAGCAGTTGCAGCTGTATCACCGTCAACAATGTTTAGTTCTGCTGTTGTTGATGCAATATCATCTAGTACGTTAATTTCGGCGGCAGTTGCTGTCAAACCTAATGTTACCAACTGAGCGGCGGCATTAGCGTCATCTAGAAGTGCTTTACCGGCTGCTGTTAGGTCGTATGTTGCGGCTGTTCCGGAACCAGTAAACTGGATACCTTTATCGGCTGCTGAAGTTAGACCTGCGATAGCGGCTAGTTCTGCGTCATATGCTTGTACATCTGTACCAATGGCTAAGCCTAGTGATGTTCGTGCTGTTGCTCCTGTTTCTGCTACCCAGTTAGAACCATCACCTACGATGATGTTGCTATCTGTTGGAGTTAAAGCTGCGATATCGTCTAGTTGAGCATCCCATGCTTGTACATCTGAACCAATTGCTACACCCATTGTTGTACGTTGGGCGGCGGCGTTTGCATCGTCTAACAATGCTTTACCTGCGGCTGTTAAGTCATATGTTGCGGCTGTGCCGGAACCAGTAAACTGGATACCTTTATCAGCAGCTGATGATAGGCCTGCGATTGCGGCTAACTCTGCATCATATGCTTGTACATGTGTACCAATTGTTAAGCCCAATGATGCTCTTGCTGTTGCACCTGTTTCTGCTACCCAGTTAGTGCCATCACCAACGATGATGTTGCTATCTGTTGGAGTTAGAGCTGCGATATCATCCAACTGTGCATCATATGCTTGTACATGTGTACCAATTGTTAAGCCTAATGATGCTCTTGCTGTTGCACCTGACTCTGCTACCCAGTTAGAACCATCACCAACGATGATGTTACCATCTGTTACTGCTAGGCCTGAGATATCTGCTAGACCTGCGTCATATGCTTGTACATCTGTACCAATTGTTAGGCCTAAGTTATCACGGGCGTCAGATGCATTTGATGCGCCTGTACCACCATGTGCTACGCCAACGTCTGTTGCTTCCCAAACACCTGTACCAATTGTACCAGTTGTTGTTAAGCCAGTCATTGTTGTGATGCTGTTTTGTGTTGCAGTTGCAATAGTACCTTCGATGCTACCAAAGATTACGTCACCTGCTGTACCAGCTGCTACTTCACTAGTGATTGTTGCATCTGGAATAAATGTAAACTTGCTTGCGGAATCATCGTAACCGAAGAAACCAACTTTTGCGTCTGTACCGTTGTGCCATTTAAATTCAACACCGCGGTCTTTGTCATCATCTAAACCAGCTGTATCACCACCCAATGTCATAATTGGATCGTCGAGTGTTGTAACTGTAGAGTTAACTGTTGTTGTTGTACCGTTAACTGTTAAGTCACCAGTAATAATAACGTCACCTGCGCCACCGTTGGCACTAAGTGTAATGTTACCACTACCGTTTGTAATGCTTGAACCATTTAATGTTAAATCATCAACTACTAATGATGTCAAGCCAGTAACGTCTGCATCAAGTGCATAAGATATTTGATTATCTGTAGCCACTGATGTAATGTTTGCACCACCATCAAATGTTAGTGTATCTGTGCCAACTGTTACTGTGTCTGTACCAGTATCACCAGCAATGTCCAGTGCGGCTGCACCGACTTCTGCGTCAACGTATGCTTTGATAGATTGTTGTGTTGCTAATGATGTTGCACTATCGCTTGCCATATTGTCTTCGTCTAGGATTGCTGTGACTGTAGCACCTGAAGAAAGTGTTAAGTCTTGTGCAATTACGACTGAACCGTCGGCTGCGATTGTAAACTTATCAGTACCATCGTTAATTTCGACAGTCATTAAGTTTGCTGTTTGTGAGCCTACACCTTTAACTGCTAGTGTAATCTCGTCTGTTGTATCACCGGTAATTGTTGCGCCGGCGGCTACTACCAACTGATCGTTGGCTGTTAATGTTGTAAATGTACCAGCAGCTGGTGTTACGCCACCAATTACTGAACTGTTTACTGTACCACCACTAATTGTTAGGTCATTAGCAACGTATGTGTCAGCGACTGCTGTACCTTGCCATGTACCTGATGTAATTGTACCAACTGTTGCTAGTGAACTTGCAGATGTTACATTGTTTAGTGTGTCTAGTGCAGATTCAAAGTAAACTTCGAAGTCTGTTAGAGCCACTTGAACCATAGTACCATTATCGTTAACAACTACGCGATCTGCATCAGCAAGTGTTGTTGATGTTGCGGCTGTGTCGCCATCTACGATGTTTAGTTCTGCGGTTGTTGATGCGATATCATCTAGCACATTAAGTTCAGCGGCTGTTGCTGTTAAGCCTAGTGTTACTAATTGAGCGGCTGCGTTTGCATCATCAAGTAGTGCTTTACCTGCGGCTGTTAAGTCGTAAGTTGCGGCTGTACCTGAGCCTGTAAATTGGATGCCTTTGTCGGCAGCTGATGTTAAACCAGCAATAGCTGCTAGTTCTGCATCATATGCTTGTACGTCTGAACCAATTGCTACACCAAGTGATGTTCTTGCTGTTGCACCTGACTCTGCTACCCAGTTAGTGCCATCACCAACGATGATGTTGCTATCTGTTGGGGTTAGAGCTGCAATGTCGTCTAATTGAGCATCCCATGCTTGTACGTCTGAGCCAATTGCTACACCAAGTGATGTTCTTGCTGTTGCACCTGATTCAGCAACCCAGTTTGTACCGTCACCTACGATAATGTTACCGTCTGTTACGGCTAGAGCTGCGATATCATCTAATTGAGCGTCCCATGCTTGTACGTCTGAGCCAATAGCAACGCCTAGGTTTGTTCGTGCGCCTGAAGCGGTTGAACTACCTGTACCACCGTGTGATACGCCAACGTCTGTTGCTTCCCAAGTACCTGTACCAATGGTGCCAGTTGTTGTTAAACCAGTCATTGTTGTAACGCTGTTTTGCGTTGCAGTTGACAATGTACCTGCGATATTTACTGCTGTAATATCAGCAACTTGAATGTCAGCATATGCTGATACTGTGACGTTACCTGCTGTGCCACCAGTTTCTGTTGTTGTAATAGCGACAAACTCATCTGCAGATTCATCCCAGATGAAACCTACGTTTGCGTCGTCACCACGCTCTACAACGAAACCAGCGTCTGCAGTAGCGGACCCAGTTGCGTTTGCACTGAATACTAACAGAGGATCTTCAATAGACATGTTTGTGGTATCAACTGTTGTAGTTGTACCGTTAACAGTTAGGTTACCTGATACAGTTAAGTTGGATCCGTATGTTAAGTCATCTGCCAATTTACTACCAGTAATTGCGGCAGAAGCAGAGATCTTAGCATTGGTTACGGCACCGTCTGATAACTGATCGGTATCTATTCTAGTTAAAGCCATTTATTATTTCTCCATTCCTGTTTAAAGTCTTCCTTCAGAAGACTATCATATACCATATATACATATTGTGGAATGATCTTGTCTGCCGATGACAGACAATTCCCTTATATTCCATCTCGATAAAAATATAAAGGTCATCTATATGCTCGAGCATATATAGTATGCTGATATTTAAAAGTATTTTTGATGAATTAGTGTTAGCACATAATCACTACTTAAAGTGTTTAGAATAACGGTTTTGCCCAATAAAAATAATTATAGTAGTATATTATTTTGGTTATAAACCAGTGGATTTACCCAACATTAACGCTAATATCGTATGTGCAAGGAGAGTTGGACAGTTGCCTGAATGTATCTTTAAACTCTTTTTCTAACGTGTGGCTAGAGCCATATTGGAATACTAATCGTTCCATAACGAAACAATTACTAAGCCAAAAATAAGTATTATTTTTGTTTTCAGTGTACTTTGCTAATTCCAAAACATCTGAACTACTAAAAAGATCTATTTGTTTATATTCAACATTTAACTTTTGAAATTTATTCCACCAGGTTTGTAGATCATGCTTAGATATATTATTCTCATTTAAATATCTTTCTAATGTTCTATAACTGTCTTGTATTGCGATATATCCAGGACGTAACTCTTTAAAATCTTGTGATATTTGTATAAAGGAATCGGCATTTCCGTCCCAATGTTCTCTAAGGTATTTTTGCCATTCGATTGCGGCAGGACTAATGTCAAACATTAGTACACTAGTGTCATTAGTAAAATAATCCTGCCCTAGCAGAATATAAGTTTTTAATCCACCACATACACCTATGTAATTGTCAAACTTTTTATCAAACTTATTCTCAATACTAACATCTTCAGTATTAACTACATAGTAACCCACATCTAAATTCCTAGCCGCCTCTCTAATCTCCCACGCAAATGGTTCTATCTTTTTAGGAACAGAATAATCCAAATTTTCCATTAACTGTTCTATTTCGCTATAATAAGTTTCTGGATAGCAAAATGCTTTTAGTGTTTCTATCTCATTAGAAAATGTTTTTGTTGGCCTATTGCTTACATAGGAATCTAATATTGATTCACTATACCAATCACCATAGAAATTTGCTTCAAAACGTAACTGTGCTTCTACTGGATCTACTTTAAGTAATTTACAATTAATTAGAAACCAGTTTTCGTTACCCATTACTGCTTCATTAGATTCTTCAATACACTGATCAAAAATCGATGCATCCCAAAATACGTGACCTGCTTTTATAACAAAAATATAATCTTCGTCTGCAATAGTAATAGGGTCTATGTCGTCTTGTGAGTGTATAGGATATCTTTTCTGAACACAAAACTCTGTAAAATCGTATAACCTACTTGCTATGTTTTTACAATTGCTATTTGTGTTCCTAAGTAGTATTAACTTGACTTTCATGGAGCACTTGATTTATAAGGATGGCTTACAGGTAGATTACCTTCTAATCCCCACTTATGGGCAAGGTAGCCTTCTGCTTTTTGAACATCTGAAATGTCTGTGCTACCTGTTCCAGGAGCGCCAGCAACATGGAAGTATTCTGCCATTCTGCCATCTAAATGCACACCTCCTCTGTTTCGCATCATACGAACATCTGTAGCAGTTGTGTCCATGGATAAATTATATGCGTCCACGGTAGTACTTGTTGTGCCGTCTAATCTACCAAATATTTGGTTGCCTGTTTTGTTAAACACAATACTAACAATAACCCAAGTATTCTGTGCTATACTTGCTGTAAAGTCGTTTTTAGCAACACCAGTCACAATACTGTTAGAGCCGTCATAATCGATCTCACCAGTCCAAGTATTGTTACTTTGACTACTACTTACAGCATAAGTTCTTGTACCGCTTGCACTCCAAAAACTGTCCTTAGTTTGGTCCGTAGTATGCCATTGGAATACTCCTACTGCCCAGTGATTACCACTACTTGCATATGGACCTGATCCAGTTGTAATATTTTCGCCACTACCATCAAAGTCCCAAACATCTAAACTATTTAATCCGCCAGTAACTCTAGTAGGTGTATTGTTTACAGTAGGGGTAAAGTTACCTGCTTTATCTGTTACAGTACTAAGTGTTGATCCACTTAATGTATAACTGCTAGTGTCACTAGCGTCATACCAAAGTGCCGGAGTAATGTCTGTGCTTGGATCCCATGCTGAACTTGGTTCGCTATGTGTGTTTTTATCTGTATTATAATTACGTTGAACCGCACTACGATTTAATTTAGCCTTATATACACGAAATATACCCACGCGCCCTTCAAAATCTGATCCATCGCCTTGGTTGATTACGGTATCTGGGCCAACAGCTAAATGGAATGCTCCTGTTTCACTGCCTGATCCATCACTTGGACTATCAAATGTAACTGCTGTTTTACACACTCTTACACCGTCTAAAAATCCTCTGAGGTATGAACCGTCATAACTCATTACTACTTGGTGCCAAGTGTTTAGACTTACTGCTCCTGTTGGTCCTGATGATGATAGACCAGAGCCGTTCCATAAACCAAACTCCAGTTGCCCGCTAACCATTTCTATACCAGAGAAATGATAAGAACTATTAGGTGCCGATTGTCCTTGGTATTGAACTAACACGCCATTGTCGCCTGTTGGATAAAACCAAAGTTCCACAGTATGTGTTTTATCTGCTACTGATGCATCAACTACATATCCCGGCGCACCTGCTAGTTCTGGATTGTCTTGATCTGGTGTATTACCATCTTGGAATATACTTCTAATAGTAGCAAGTGATGGTTTACTAATAACTGGAGCAATATATGTGTTATGGAATGCATAACCTAGAGGATTGTTTGTTTGGATACCTGCTTGAGTACGCATATCGTCTGTCCATTCAGGACTAAGACTTCCATTTTCCCATAATTCTGTATACTCAAACATAGCAAAGTTTAGTAGAAACAAATATTCTTTTGCCGCTACTTCAAATGCATCTCCATTAGTCTTCCAATCATTTGATGGATTGTTATATCCTGACGGATCCCACTTGCCGTCATCGTATGCTTCTTCCATTGCCGCATACAAATCACCGGACGCCCAATCGGAACTTATATATGGATATAATTTTATATCCTCTGCAGGTAAACCATGCATATGAAGTGTATGGAATATGTGTTCAATAACTTCTTGTGCGTCAATATCGCCATCACCGTATCCATCACCTGTCGAATTCAAATACCATACCATGTCATTTTGTACATGATTATCATACAAGTCTGTTAGATTCCAATATTCAGCGCCTGAATCAGTTAAGAAGTTTGTGGAGTAATCTGCTCCTGCACCTCTTGCTACTCTTTGTATAGTTGGAAATCCAGCGTGATATGTTCCTGTGTCACCACTTAGTGTTTTAATTAACTCTCTTTGATATGTTTTGTTGATGCCGGCGCCATTTGGATCTGTAAATAATTCAACCATACGTGCTACTTTTTCTAACCACGCATCTGGCACTGCTGTTTGTCCGCCTACGGTTCCAGCACCCATAATCCTTACACCGTTGGTTGTAACTTCACGTTTGAAAAAATCACTACCATCGCCTGTAACATTAATAATTGCACCGTTGCTGTATTCTAGATCTCCTGGAATATCGCTTGATATGTCTGGAGTTACAAAATAATCATTAGCACTTAAACTAAAATGATTTGTATCAAAAGTAGGCTCTCCAACTATTGTTCCATCATAGTTGTTACTAGTTAAGTCTGATAGAGTAGTTCCACTACCACTATAACTACTAGCATCACTTGGATCGTAATGAACAATTATTCTATGGGCTTTAGCAAGGCCTGCGAAAGTTGTTGTGCTTGCTCTGCGGCCTCCTGCAAATGATCCATTGTAAGAACTTGTAAATGGCATCACTTAATCCTATGTAAAGTCTACAAGTTGTCCTAATACCACATACGTTCCGCCGTCGTTTAAAATACTGAAACTTACGACGTCAATACCATTATCAGTACCAGTTGGTTGTATACCACCTTGCCAATTAAGTGTTTGTGCTACTCCGCCTATTTGTACAGCAGTAGGAATATAAGCAGTAGCACCTTGGTTAATAACTACTGTCAGTGTAGTTGCGTATTCTGCCGTTAAACCTAGATTAGTAAAGTTTGCTGTCCAGTTAGCACTTGGTGTTGTGTGATAAAATATGTGTCCGTTGTCACAGTCGTGTGTTACTGTTCCTGTTGAACCCGTTAGTGTATCAAATGCTTCTTCAACACCTGTGTTAAATATTGCGTTTCCATTAAATGTTGCCGCACTACTAAATGTTGGTGAACTTGCACTTGCCTTGCTATCTAACTGTGTTTGTACATTGCTTGTAACACCGTCCATATAGTTTAGTTCTGCAGGTGTTGCTGTAATGGTTGCTGTTGGAGCAACATCAAACAATGCTACATAACCACTTAGGTCTGCTAGTGTTACTGTTCTATCAGCGGCAGGATCGTCACTTGTTAGTGTAATTTCATTTGCGTCAGCAGTTGATCCTTCAAATGCAATGCTTTGAATACTGTTAATATTTGGATCTAAACTTAAACTTACGTAGTTAGCGGCAATGCTTGAATTAATTTGTCCTGTTGTTCCTAATACTACTAGGGAATCCCCACCGCCTACATCAACTGAGCCCGTTCCTGTATTACCTGCTAAGTTAAAAGTTGTAATTCCGGTATCTGCTACCCACGCATAATCACTACCAGTCCAACTCAACAAATACCCTGCTGTTGGATTGCTTTGGTTAAGGTGTGCGTCAACATCGCTATTTGTATAACCTGCGTTATCTACCCAAGCATAGTCTGCACCATTCCAACTTAACACATACCCTGCTGTTGGATTGGATTGGTTTAGATGTGAATCTACGTCACTATCAGCGTAACTTGTGTAGCCTGCTACTGAATGATCACCCCAGCCATATGCTGTATTCCAGTTTGCACTATTATCAGTTACGATACTGTAAGTACCAGCACCGTCTGTTGCCATAATACCGGCACTACCGAAGTCACCGTCTACCAATACATCTGCGTGTGATGTTTCAGCAGTTAAGTATCCCTCTACTGAATGATCACCCCATCCATATGCTGTGTCCCATTGCCCAACTTTTGCATCAGTAATAACATTTGTACCCATGTCAATTGTGTTGCCGTTCGCGTCCAGTGTTCCGCCAAGTTGTGGTGTTGCGTCATTAACTATATCTGTAATACCACCGGTACCGTTCGCCACCCAAGAATAGTCTGAGCCATTCCAACTTAGTACATAACCTGCTGTTGGATTGCTTTGATTTAGGTGTGTATCTACATCACTATCAGCGTAACTTGTATAGCCCGCTACTGAATGGTCGCCCCATCCATACGCTGTATCCCAATTTGCATTGTTATAGCCTGCAGGAGTATCAGTATCTGTTCTCCACTTAAAGGAAGTAGTTCCGTGATCGTAATATAATACTTTACCATCATCACTAGCACCAACAGCATCTACATCAGATAAAGTTGTGAATCCAGTACCTGTTAAATCTGTTAAAAAGCCTGATAAGTCAGGCGGGGTATAATCAAACTGTCCTGTACCATTGTTATAAGTTAGTGTACCAGCGCCGCTTGCACCGTTTTGGTTTACGCTAAAGTCTGTATAAGCAAGACCGCCAGAATCTACTTTCCATTTAAAACTTGTTGTGCCATGGTCATAGTATAAAATATAACCATCCTCACCTGCTCCTGCGGCATCCACATCAGATAAGGTTGTAAATCCTGTTCCTGTTAAATCTGTTAATGCACCAATGCCTGCGGCAGTTGGAGGAGTGTATGTGAATACACCTGTGGTATTATCATACGCAATACTGCCGTCGCCAGAAGCGGCCGGCTCTACGCCCACACTTAAACTGGTTAGCGAAATGCCACCTGTGTCTACTTTCCATTTAAAGGAAGTAGTTCCGTGATCGTAGTATAAAATTTTTCCGTTGTCTACCGCTGTTACTGTATCTACATCGGATAAAGTAGTAAACCCCGTTCCTGTTAAATCAGTTAATGCACCAATGCCTGCGGCAGTTGGTGGTGTATATGTAAATGCACCCGTAGTATTATCATAGGCTAACCCACCGTCGCCGCTAGCGGCTCCTTCGGCACCTACAGAAAATGCGGTTAATGCAACACTTAATCCATATAGTTCTGTAAAGTTTTCATTAACTTTATTAAAGGCAACACGAAGCGTATCGCCGCGTCTATCATTTTCTATAATACCTATGTTAACTGTTTGTTGTGCCATTTATATTAACCTATATCAAGTTTGCCCAAGATCCGTTCTCGTACCCTTGAAATTTATTATCTGTAGTATTGTAAATAATCATTCCATTGGCGGCAGTTAATGCGTTTCGTTCTGTTGTTGTCATACTTGCTACTTGTAATGCATTAGCAAAAACTGTGGCACTAGAAGTCATTGTAGCAACTTCTGTACCGGCTGTTGCAAATCGAATAGTATCTTCGTCAGTAGTTGCTTCAACTCTTAC